TGGTTGATTCATATATGCGCTTGCTGCGCTAGTTAGGCCCCCAAAAACATCAGCCGTAACCGCCGAACGATTAGCATTATTTAAGTTTGTTGCGTTAATATTCTGGCTTGCTATATTCCCCTGAGCGCCTATATTTATGTTCGCTAAATTTGTAGCGGATGATGGGTTAGCCATACTGCTAAGCATATTAATATAGTTATTGTAGTAGCTCTGCTGTACGCTTTGACCTACGTCCTTTAATGCCTCGCCTCTCGCGCCAGAATACAGCGCTCCGGAGTTGGCTGCACCCTGATTTACCGCTTGCGTGCCCGCCTCAATAGCCCCCTGATAACCTGGAGCTTTCATGTAATTATCAGTTTGCTCGTAACTAGCCGAACCATAAGCCTCTTGCTCTTTAGCTAGCTGCGCTTCAAGAGCTGCAATTTGTTCCTCGTAAGTTCCGGTGATTGGTGTACCTTTCTCGCCGTACTTCGTTCCAAGTATATTGCCCGTTATTGGGTCGCCTACAAGGCCGCCGACAAGGCCACCTATGGCACCGCCAAACAAACCGCCGCCCTTCTTTTTCTTTGTCCCAACAACCGGAGGTGGCGCATTTCTGAGGGTTTCGATCTGCTCTTGAAGGTAGGCAATGCTTTCTTCGTCTTTCCCTCTAAGGCTTCCGCCCATCCCTAGCTCTATCATCAATTGACGATTAGCCGCCTCAGATGACTCTATGTACGGGCTTAGCAGCTCTGTAGCTCTACCTACGCCACCTTCAAGACCCGCTTTAGCGTCATTGGCTGCGCCGCTAGCATCCTTGCTGGCTTGGTTTGATGAATACAAGCTTGCAGCAATTCCAGCAGCAGCAACCCCAGCAGCAACCCAACTCATGACGACTCACCAATTAAATTTTTCATTTCTATTAAAAACTCCTCGCTATCATCTTTTATAATGATCTGCTCTTCAATCTTTGATAAATCAGTTTCGTTTGTTAGATGAATGGTTGTCCAGCACGTATCCTCAAGAGCAAGAACGCACCGCTTAACCTTTGGTTTTGATACAAATACACCCTGACCAAAATATTCATCTATACCGTCAAACGTTGAAACCTTAACGGCGCCGTAGGATATGATATTTACATGTTCGTGTCGGTGCATCTTGCCAACAACAATACTACCTTTAGGCAAAACTATTGTTCTAGCGTAGACACCTTCCGAAAAAACATGTGTCGCTTCTGGAATTCCAACCATGGCTTGATCGTGACCTGCCAAAAACTCCTGCATTTTTAGAATATTAAATGTGTTATTTACGCTTGGATTCATATACTTTGCCCCATCGGGAACTCTGCACCGTAAAATTGAACTCTACACTCATCTGTAACCGTTAGCTCAAGTTGAAAATCTTTAGTTCTAACGAGCCTGCCAAAATTTCTAAGCGTTACCCTTTTTGTGTAGTCACCTTTATTTCCTAGCGGTATATCACGCCCATTTTTCCAAGTGAAGCCGCCGTCCTTGCTGTATCTTACCATAACAACGGGGCTTATGGATGGATCGTCTATTTGACCGACCTCCATATCCAGTGCTATCGAAGGTATCGTAATGTCGTGATCAAAGCTTATTCCTGGAGTAACAACAACGGACCTTAATAAATCTGCGCCTTCAGTTCTGGAGGATGGGTCAAGGGTCCATAAGGTTGACGTGATTCTATCGCCCATTATAATTCTGTTTGAGAAAATAGCGGAGCCGGTCGCCCTCCAGTAACCATACCCTTCCGATTTTCTTGTGTGGGTCATACCATTAGTAAGATCATAGCCCCACGTGTAACCCTCAGCAGGGAAAGTTATGTAATAAATCTTATGGGTTGGCGAGTCTACGAAAAACCCAATGGCGTCATCGGTAACACTAAAACCAGGTGACGTTGCCGTACCATTACCTCTGACCTTCAAGTTAAAATCTAGGTCTGATATTTCACGAAATTCATTACCCGTAACAAGTTTCACAGTTAAGTCATCAGCCAAAAATGCAAAGCTATCACTAATTTCTGCTAGCGATCCTTTCGCCTGTATTCCGCGCTCTATGGTTGAGCTCCTAACTTTACGAACGGGCAATGTTACGTCGGAGTACGTCTGCCAAAATTCAGAAGTGGTTTTACCTATAATCCACAACGAAGATTTTTTAGCAATAACTGAAACAACATTATCTGGCGATTCTTCAGCGGTGGCAAATGATAGCGGGTTATAGCTGAATCCATCCGATATATCCGACATGAAGAACTCATTCGTTCCGTCTCTCGAAAATATAAAACGCTCATTAAGAACGGTTACAGATGTTGTGGGGAAAAAATCTGGATCTGATATTTTGGTTAAACCAGTATTATCATATATGTACCCATCGCCAGAGCCATTTAGAACCAGTATTTGGTTATTGCCTGGGACCGCGTTGGATTCGATCTGACATTGGCCGGACCCGCCTATAGCTCCAAGGCTTGCACTTACACCGGCAGTATCAACGCGGTACAGGTTGGCACCACTTACATAATAAGCATAAACCCCGTTAACTAAAATGTTTGACCTAGTGGCGCCAAGGCCAGTGCTAAAGCTAGTCAGTCCGTCACATCTTTCTATTGACCGATACTCACCGCCTGCATCACCTTCAGCAATCATATTTATGACTGATCCGCGCGTCTTCTTGCTGTCGAAGTTTTTGCCGGTGCCGCCAAGTGGTAATCTAGGCATTACGCATAACCATTTTTATTGGGTAGGTTTCAGAATCAAAACTAAGTGCTATATCCATAAATTCACGAGCCATACCTGAAATTATTTGTGCCCGCGCAACAGTGCAGCCAAATTTTGGAATCAATCGATTAGCTAAACCATATATAAACGCTTCATACCAATACTCTGGTATGTCTAAAGTTTGACTTGCAAGGCTTATAACTTGAATAGGGCGCTCGTATGAGAAGTTTATCGCGGTCTCTGCCGTAGATGGAGCCGGCCAGATATACATATCACCCGAGGTTTCTTGTCTGGAAAAATAAGACTGCACAGGCTCGCCCGTGCTTGTCTTGTTTGGCAGGTTAAAATAGTCCTCGCGAGATTCAAAGTTAATTGATATCTCGTAAGTGTTTGACTCTCTGCGCCGCACCTCAGTGATCCTATTAACCGGAATAAACGAGCTAGCCACATAAGACCTAACTTTTGCACCTGAAGCAGCAGCGGAGGGCAAGGCGACATCAACAGTAACTTCAGTCGATGTTTTGGATGCAACAGTTGTCCAAAAAATATCCTTAGTCTCAAGAAGTATACCAATAACATCAGCAACAGCTATATTAGTCGTATCTGTCACACTTAAAACGGTTTGACCTGAAGCCTCGGCGGCAGATAAAGTTGTTTCGTTCCAGTTGTTAGCTAGGTTAGATGATGCAAAGCTGTACTTAGATTGCCCAACAACGAGAAATAAAGTCCCCTCCTCTTGTGTCCACAAGTGTATTCCCTGACCGGCCCAACCTTTAAGCATGAAGTTAGCCGTCTTTCTGGCGCGCTCAACAAGGTTCCCATCTAGGGTTTCGCCGTCCTCACCGAGCTGAAGAATATCTAAAGCCTCTTCAACGACATCGTTAAACGTTGGAGTTAATCTATAAACGCCTGAAGTTGTCATACTGGGTCCGGTGGTGTTATAGCGCTCTCGTCGTAATACTGCTCAGAACGAGAGGCTTTATGAATGGTTGGCTTTAGGATGGTTGGCGCGAAGTCTTGAGGGTTTCTAATACTGTCGGCCTCAGGGATTACTTGATAGCCATCCCACGTCCTAACCGTTTGGCTAAGCTTTACTTTAAAGCCAGTTCTATCGCATATAGTGTTGCAGTCTCCAGCAGAGAAATAACTCTTGTTCATGCGTCACCTTCTAGGTATCAGAATATTTTTCGACTATGCTTAATTTTACGCTAAGATTGCTCGCAATGCTTGCTTTTGTGACAATGAAGTCACCAGCTTTAAGGGTTATTCCCGATCCAGCAATACTGCTTAGTAAATCCGACTGCCCAGAAAATATAACCTTTGGTGGAAAATATCGGTTAGTAGTTGCTGCCGGCCCGCCAAACTGAACGACGTTAATCGTAAGCTCGGTATCTGTACCGGAGAAATTACTACAAAGGCCGCCGGTTATTCTGGCGCTTTGAAAGTTTGAAGCCGTGGATGCCGTGTAAATTACCACCTCAGCATCAGTCACCGGCTCTTGAGATACATCAATATCGACACTGCTCATATTTATGCCTGCGTTGGGTCGCTTCGACCATTTAGATCAACGTAATGACCTAGTATGGTCATGTGAATATCGTCGTCGTCTGTTTTTGCATTTATGTATACGCCACGATTAGCTAACACCCTAATGCTAGGGAATGGAACTGCCTGATTTTGCCCAACCTCCACTTGAATTAAAACCCTGTCAACTGTCGCAGAATCTGGCGCACTGGCCTCGTAAATGATAACCGTTGCGTTTGTGGTTGCGCTTACCTGCTTGTCGCCATACATCAAAAAACCAGTCATAACAAACTGCTGCTGGCCTTTTGGCCCGTAAAAGTTATAAGCCTGATTAGCTATGTCAAGCTCATTGAATACGGTTAAATCAAAAGGGCCATAAGATATAAGAAGCTCACCAGCATCGTTAACCGATACCTGCTGTCCGTTCCTACCAACCAAATACGCTGGAATAGACACTAAACTAGCTCGGATTCAAAGTGGCCAAAAACAGCAACTTGGCCGCTGGTCGACTCAGTCTCTTGGTTTATCTGTATGTAGTGATTTTTGCCAAGAATAATACCATCCAACTGGTAGACTCTAGTGTCAAGAGCTAGAGGTGTGGCAACCTGAAACATAAGTGTCGCATCCGCGACCGCCGTTTCATCATCGTAAGCGATAGCTGAAGCGGTGGCATTAGAAAACTGCTGGTTCATGTTAACCGCTGTTACAGCCGTGCCAGTAGGTGTCGTTGTTAAAGCCCCGATACCAATAGACCACTTGCACGCAACGTTCGACGATGTAAAATAGGCTCTACTTAAAACCAGGTATTTATCACCCGTATTCTTGATAAAAAGCCTTGTGTCACCCGCGTCTATATCTGTATCGGCAGAAGTCCAAACAAAAGAATTTCCCTTTGCTGATGCGTGCTCTAGCTCTGTTTCAGTTATAGCCCGGACTTCAAGCTCACCGTCTTCAGTTGCCTTGATCTGTGTTTCCGTTCCTCTGTTGCTTACACCTTTAACTATCGCCATCTTCTACATCCTCAAATTCTATACCCGTTTCAAACGCTTCTTCTATTCTGGCGTTCATTAATATTAAGTTTTTAGCTATTATACGCAATAACTCAGTATTGTTTATTTCCGCTTCGATATTATCTAAGTTTAAACTCATGTTACCAACCAATAATTACCAAAGTAATGAAAATCAAAAGATTCGCCCGCCGTTCTAAATAGCACGCTATTAGTAAGCTCGCCTCTTATTTTTATATTGCTTGAGGCGCTAATTAGCTTGATACCTTTGTTGTCCGCAATCGACAACCTAAACCTATTGTTCCTTATGGCGTTTTCTGGCGCTGTAATTGTGGCGGAATTACTAACTTCCAGCCATTCGTTATTTTTTGCCGTGTAATTTGTGGTTATAGATTTCGCTATGTATCCGGCCGTATCTATTTGAAGCTGTGCAACTTGATGAGCGATCTTATAAGAACTTAAATCACTCTCAAGGCTTCCAATTCGTTTTGCTAGCCGGTTAATGGTCCCTACTAAATAAGGGATTCTAGCGGCTTCTTCTGAATTAATAATGCTTGTTTCTATCGTTGTTGAGCCTTCACCACCTAGACCTTGAATTATTTGAAATAAATAATCTTCAAAATATGGCGTTGCCTTGCCGTCGTCTCTAACGATAGGCAACACCAGTTCAAGATATTCAGCCACTAGGTGTGAGCCTGCACAACGGTAAGCGTTGCCGTTCCGCTAGTCCATGCGGTCATGTTAAGCCTAACAGCTCGACAAGGAACGGTTAACGATGACGCCGTATCAGCCGTAACACCTGAGCCGGAATCGTGCCACGTTGCATCCGTGTTGTAGTCTGTAGCGTAAACGGCGTTGGGATCATCTAAAGAAAACTGCACTTTAGACGTGTTCGTACCCGTTACCACATTTATCGATAGACCAACATTAAAGTCTCCCTGAATGTAGTCAACCATAACAGGGTCCGAAATAGTAACTGACCCAAGAGCTGCAGTAGTAAATGGACGCATATTAAGCCTCCTTAGCCCAGATTCCGCGAGCTGCAACGACCTGCCAAGCGACAACACCATCCAAGCTTGCGAGTGTAACAAAGTCACCCTGGTTAGCTGTAGCCTTTGTATTTATTAAGTCTTTGTCGTCTGTAGCGGAACCAGCGTAAGAAATGCCGTCAGCGGCATTAGGGCTAATAGTTAAATCACCCTCGCCATCCTTTGACATATTCACAAAAGTTATCGTGTTGCCGACTGCTATAGCGGGCAATGTAAACACCACACCGTCAGTCTCTGAAACAAAGGTCTTTCCTGAATCGGTAGTTGTTATAACTGTGTACGCTGCTGTCTTTACTTCAGACTGATCGTCAACTATAAAACCGCCGACGCCATTGGGATAATTTGTGAGGTTTGCTATTCGTGCTGTCATGATATTTTCCTTTTATGCCTAACGGATTTTCACCGAAACTTAACCAAATAGGGACACTAAAAAGGGGCCGAAGCCCCGTTAATTTACTAAGTACCTGAGCCGTATGCACATCGTGGATCTGTAAAGCCGTAAGACTTATAGAACATACCCTTGGTGCGGAAGTTTTCAGTACCAAAATCATTGTCTTGACTGAAGGTGTAACCCATTCGATCAAAGATTTTAAAGCCGTTCTCTACATCTGTTTTAATAAACCAGTCAGTTGTAGAAGAGAAGCGGTGATTTACGTGCGTTCCACCCGAGAACATGCCCGCAACGGGGTTGATTGCGTTGTTACCCGTATCAGGCTCTAATGTTGAACCATTGATTCGAGCCGCAACAAATCGCAACTGCCGAGGAATGTGCAAGGAAACACCCTTAGCATCGATAAGTAAGCCAGCACCATCGCGGAAGTCTTCGAGCGCAATCAATGCATCTTCAACAGCCGACTGACTCAACGAAGTGAATACGCTGAATCGATTTGAGAACGTGCCGCCCTTGCCAAGCAAGTGAGCAGTAGAGAATAACGGTACACCATCCATAGAATCGTTATTGGTGTAGCCGGTGTTAATGACGTCGGCTGCCAATTGCTCATCAGTATGAACCAAAGACCGTTTCAACCACTTACCTGTAGTAGAAATCAAATCTTCGTACTTGTTATTCATCTGCGCTTCCATAGTCAAGATGCCACCTAGAGCATACACGGCGTGCGTGTAGTTCTTTGTGAAGTCTTGCTTGGAATCGTCGTATGTAATCGCTCCACCTTCAGGCTTTAACGATGCTAGGCCGCCGTTAGATACAGATACGTCCAACTCGTAACTCTTATCTGAGCTATAAGTTTTAAATATCTTGTCTTTCTCCATCGGGAGGTCTTTGTAGTACGCCGTTGCTACAGCGTTCACACCTTCTTGGAGTAAGCGTGCTTTTGAACCTTGAGTATTAATACTAGGCATACTAGCTTACTCCTGTTGTTGCGCGGTCATCGCTTAGGTTAATAGAAACAATCCAGTTGGCGTTGTCACCAAGCTTGTTGCCGATTTTGTTTTCGACATGATGCAAGCGCAACGCTAAAGTGTTAGTAGTAGCTGCTGTAGTTGAATCAATTTCCATGCCAGAATATCCGGTTGTAGTGCTACCTGCCGCAATAATGACATCAGCGTTTAAGCCAGCATCAGTAATAGGCATTGAGTTACCAACGGAATCTTCTTGGATCGAGTAAAGTACATCTGAGCCCCATGCAACCTGACCGTAGCGCAATGTTGAAGCGCGGCGATAGTTTGCAGCAGACAATGTGCCCTCATCGGTTGTATCTGGTTCGAGCGATACAAGTACACCAACACAAATATCACCTACGCCAGCTTGAGCCACTACCGGAGTAGTACCCGCTGCGTCTGCGTTTGCGGTTAGCTTTACAAGATCACCAATGAAAGCGGCTGTTGAATCGGCGGCTGCAAATGATACACGGCGTAATTTGCCATGAAAATCACCACCTGACATTGTGCCAACAGGGGTAAACCCTTTGACGATATCTAAATTTGGGGGAACTGCGGCAGTCATAAGACCTCCAGTGATTAAAGTTAAGTTAATTTACA